TGAACAGCCCCGGTGGGGACTGCATCGCGGCATCGCAGATTTATTCGATGCTGATGGATTATCCGCATCAGGTGACGGTCAAGATTGACGGCATCGCCGCCAGCGCTGCTTCGGTGATTGCGATGGCGGGCACGAAAGTCCTGATGGCACCCACCGCGCTGATGATGGTGCATAACCCGCTCACGGTTGCCATTGGTGATAGCGAGGAAATGCAAAAGGCCATCGCCATGCTCGGTGAGGTTAAGGAATCCATTATCAATGCTTATCAACTGCGCACCAACCAGAGCCGCACTCGGATTAGCCACCTGATGGATGCGGAGACTTGGATGAACGCCAACAAAGCCATCGAGCTGGGCTTCGCGGACGGCATCTTGACCGATTCCAAAAGTCGCGGCCACGAGGCGCCGGTGCTTGAGAATTTTGCGTTCTCGCGCCGCGCGGTTACCAACTCGCTGCTCGACCGGGTGGGCGCAAATCAGGGCGCCGCGCCATCGTGCAAACCGCCAGACCCGGCACCACCACCGCCAGCCGAATCCCCGGTTGGTGTCACCGCAGAGTCGCTCGAAAAGCGGCTCTTTCTTATTGCCCATAAATAACCAAAAACAGAAGGAAAAATGATTATGAGTCAGATTTTGGAATTGCGCGAACGCCGCAACAAAGTATGGAACACCGCTAAAGAGTTCCTCGACCAAAAACGCGGCCCGGACGGCATCGTGCCAATCGAGGCTGCGGCTGAGTATGACAAGATGGAAGCCGACATGGTCGCCCTCGGGCACGAGATTGAACGCCTGGAGCGGCAGTCCGCGTTCGATGCCGAAATGACCAAACCCACCTCGATGCCCATCCTTGGCACCCCAGCCCAAAAGGCTGAGGCTAAGACTGGCCGGGCCAGCGATGAGTACAAGGCGGATTTCGCCAACATCCTGCGCGGCAAGCAACCCATCAACAACGTGCTATCTACTTCGCCCGATGTCGATGGCGGCTACCTCGTACCGATTGAGTTCGAGAAGAAAATCGTCATCGGCCTCGAAGAAGCTAACGTGCTGCGCGGCCTGGCGAAAACCATTACCACCAGCGCTGAACGCAAAATCCCCATCGCGGCCACGCACTCGGAGGCCCGTTGGACGGCAGAGAACGCGGCGATTACCGAGTCGAATCCGACGTGGGATCAGAAAACCATTGACGCGTTCAAGCTCACCGACCTGATTAAAGTCAGCATTGAGTTGTTGCAGGATTCGATGTTTGACCTCGAATCTTACATTGCTAACGAGTTCGCCCGCGCTTTCGGCATCGCCGAAGAAGAGGCGTTCTGCATCGGTAACGGTACCGGGAAACCCACCGGCGTCTTCACCACCAACGGCGGTCAAGTTGGCGTAACGGCCACTTCGGCGACGGCGGTGACGGTGGATAACCTGATTGACCTGGTCTACAAACTCAAGAGTCCCTACCGGCGTAATGCCGCATTCTTGATGCGGGATGTCACGGTGAGTGGGTTGCGGAAGTTGAAAGACAACAACGGCCAATACCTCTGGCAACCCAGCGTGCAAGCCGGGGAGCCAGACCGCTTGTTGGGTTACCCGATTTACACCAGCCCTTATGCGCCAGCGGCTGCGGCTAACGCGTTGCCGATTGCGTTCGGCGATTTCAGCAACTATTGGATTGCCGACCGCATGGGCCGCACAGTGCAACGCCTGAATGAGTTGTATGCCGGTAACGGGCAAGTCGGCTTCATCGCCACCCAACGTGTGGATGGCAAAGTCATCCTCGCCGAGGGCATCCAGTTATTGAAGATGGGCGCCGGTTCCTAAGAACTCGTAGTGGCATAGCGCTGGCTGAGCAGCAGATGCTCAGCCAGCGTTTTGAAGTTACTGGCTGGCATGCGTGTTGCCGGAGGTATTTTCGGATTCCCAACGTTCGTGCAGTTTAGTAAATTGCCCTGCCTGATTAACGGTGTATCCCACACCCAACAAAAACGGTACCGCAATCAGTAACGCCAACATCGCTCGCGACAATTCGAAATGTTCCACCAATTCCCCGGTTTCTTTAATCGCAATAAATAAAGCTCCGCAAGCAACAATCAGCCAACCGGCAGCCTTCTGCTGAAATGCTAGAAATCTCTCCCGCTGGCTGGGAGTCAAAGCACCAAGAGCGCCCAGACGCCAGGCCTTGTCTACGCGTCTGCTCGCCAAATATGCAGCGGGTGGGAAAAGCCACCACCACCGACTTATTTGCGGTTTTGGCACAGCCCGTAGCTGTTCGATAATTTGCGTTGCCTCAGCCTGAGCAAAACGTTGTTCCCGTAACTCAACTAGAGCCTGATAAACCGGCCCAGCAAACAACAGCCAGCCACCCAGGAAACCGAAAATCCGAAATACGCCCACAACCTTGAGCATAACGGCTCGAAACAAATTAAGTGAGCAACCCAAAAAAAGGGGGCGGTGATGAAACCAGAAGATTTACTGGCCAAGGTCAAAGACAACTTGATTCTCACCCATGATGAGGATGACAAGTTGCTGCTTGGCCTTATCGCCGCTGCCCTCGACTACGCCGAGTCCTACCAGAAACGCAAATATCGTAGCAAGCTGCCAGCCGCGACCGAGCAAGCGGTAATCATGCTGGCCACGCACTTCTACGAATCGCGTGACGGCTCCACCGCTGGGTTCTTTGCCGACCACACCAGCGCCGCCCAGCAGGTCTGGGAAACCGTAAACCGGCTACTGCAAATTGGTAAGAGGTGGCAGGTATGAGTTTTGGGAAAATGGCTGGCACGTTTATTGACATCATCGACCCGCACCCCACTACCGACGCTGCCGGGTTCAAAGTGCCTGGTGACACGGTGTTGGCGAGCGTCAGGGCGTATCGGGAGGAGCGGCGCGGGAACAGCAAGTGGGCCAACATGGCCGCATTTAGCGAGGCGACTTCAATGTTCCGGTTCCGCTCCATCCCCGGCCTGACCATCACCACTGACTACGTGATTGTGTGTGCTGCTGGCCGGTATCGCATTGTGTCTGTTGAGGACGTGCGCGGTAAGGGCAGGTATTGGGAATGTTGGTGCGAATTGAGCGAAAAGCTGGTGCCATAATGCCTCGATGCGAGCTAAAACTACCCGATGACTTCGCCGATAAGTTGAACCGGCTGGGCAATCAGACTGATGAGATTATTGAAGAATGTCTTGAAGCTGGTGGTCAGGTCGCTTTAGCCAAAGTCAAGGGCAACCTGGCGGGCGTAGTTGGTCGGGGTACGAAAGTCAAATCGCGTTCATCAGGTGAACTGCATTCGGCATTGGGGCTAAGTCCTGCTAAGCCCAAGCGCGATGGCAGCGGCTGGGATGTGAAAGTCGGCTTCGCCGAACCCCGCCACGGCAAAGGCGGCAGCAATGCGAAGATTGCCAACATCCTCGAATACGGGCGCCACGGACAACCACCTAAACCGTTCCTGCGGCCAGCCAAAACCGCCAGCAAAGCCGGAGTGGTGGAAGCGATGAAGTCCAAGTTTGAGCAATTAGCGGGTGGCTTATGACCACCATCCTCGAAGAACTAAACGCAATCTTGGCGCCCGTGCTTCCGGTTGAGACGGGCGTTTTCTCTAACCCAGCCCCAGATGAGTATTTGGTACTAACTCCATTAGCCGATTATTACCAGTTCTTTGCCGATAACCAACCGCAAATGGATGTGGGGCAAGTGCAAATCTCCATTTTCACCAAAGGCAACTACCTGGCCATAAAAAAGCAAATAACCAAATTGCTGCTGTTACATGAATTCACCATTACCGACCGCAGGTATTTAGGCCACGAGGATGAAACCGGATACCACCATTACGTAATCGAAATAGAAAAGAATTATGAAAGTGAGGTGGAATGATGAGTGTTGAACTTTATGATTCCCAACATCCACAAGCCGCAAAATGGTTACTCCCGGACGGCACCGTAACTTATCAACTCCCCATCATGGGCAGCGTAAACAGCGCTGGCGGTGGCGGTGGCACTGATGACCATGCCGAGCTAACGAACCTCGAATACGAAAACAGTGGCCACACCGGGTTTGCCAGCGAAGATGACATTCTTGCGATAACAGGTATGTGCCCTAAACCCGGCGGGATGGTTTACCACGAGTTCACTCCAGGTCTACGCCTTTGCCGTACTAGTTACGGCAACGTTCACCACTTCTGGATTGAGGGCGAAGCTACCAGCCCCAGAAGCCTGCAAGGTTACATTGCCACTCCCGCCCATTTCCCTGAACTCGCCTTATTTGAAGGCAGCAGGATTTCCGTACTAATCATGGCTTATCGGCAGCCGGTGGGAGGCAACGGGTCGCAACAATTCGAATTCAATGTCCTTACCATCAGCAAAAAAGGCATCATGGTCATTCCATTTCAAGGCAACGTTTTCAACTGTATTGATGCTGACCAGTATTACAGCGGCACCAGCATCACATTCAACCACATCCTAATTCTCAGAACACAGAACTAAAGGAGAAAAACATTATGGCAACAATTGGACTTGATAAACTCTATTACGCCCCGGTATCTGAAAACCCGAATACGGGTGAGGAAACCTACGGCCTACCGCAACTCCTCGCCAAAGCCATCAGCGCGGAACTAAGCATTGATTTGGCTGAGGCCACACTCTATGCGGACGATGGCGCAGCCGAAGTGGTCAAGGAATTCAAAGGCGGCAAACTCACGCTCGGCGTGGACGGGATTGGGCGCACCCAAGCCGCCACCTTGACCGGAGCCACCGTCGATGACAACGGCGTGCTGATTAGTGCTTCGGAGGATGGCGGTAGACCCGTGGCTATCGGGTTCCGGGCAAAGAAATCCAATGGGCATTACAAGTATTTCTGGTTCTACCGCGTCAAATTCGGCGTACCCTCCACGAACCTGCAAACCAAAGGCGACAGCATCACGTTCAGCACCCCGAGCATTGAGGGGTCAGTGTTGCGTCGCAACAAAGTCGACGGCCTGGATCAACACCCTTGGAAAGCCGAAGCCGACCAAGATGACTCTGATCTGGGCGCTGCTGTGGTGACCGGCTGGTTCACCCAAGTTTACGAACCCGAATACAGCTAAGGAGCCACCACGATGACTGAACCCCAAAATGACCGCAGTGCCATCATTACCGTTGGCGGCAACGAGTATGAACTGCTGCTCACCACCCGCGCCACAAAGGAAATCGCCAAACGCTACGGCGGCTTGGATAACCTTGGCGAGAAGCTGCTCCAAGCCGAGAATTTCGGTTTGGCGTTGGATGAGATTATCTGGCTAATCACGCTATTGGCTAACCAATCAATTCTGATCCACAACCTGCGCAACAAGGATAATCCGCGTGAGCTGCTCACATCCGATGAGGTAGAACTGCTGACCTCGCCGCTGGAACTCACGGCGTATAAGGATGCGATTACCGAGGCGATGTTCAAAGGCACCGCCCGCAACATCCTTAGCGAGGCTGACAGCCCAAAATAAGTGGTGGCCGGGTAGATGACGCTGAGTTGTTTACCCGGCTGCTCTACCTCGGCACAGTCCACCTGGGCCGCACCGAACAAGAAACCTGGCTAACCCCAATCGGCTTGTTGTTGGATTTGTGGGAGTGCCACCGCCAACACCACGGCTGGGCCAAACCCAAACGGGAGCACTTCATTGATGACGTAATTCCTCCGGGACTCGTGTAGGCGGAGAGGTATAGGAGTTTCTACTTGGATAACGGCGATTAGAGAAAACCTGGCTGCCGAATCATGTGACAAAACCAGACATTGGGACATGTTATCGTTTTGTTATGTTCCCTGCGCGGTAGCGTTTCAAGGGCCAAAACAAGCTGCGCACCCGGTTCCAGTTAGGAACTACTGCGGCCGAAAAAAGAACGGGCCGCACAAACGAGAAAGGAAGCTTGTTATGACAAGAACGCTGAGTGCCTCATTAAAGAGGAAAATACTCCGAGGAGCAACCTCAATCATGCTGGTAGGTGGAGCAGTCGCACTACCTGCATCCCCGGCCTTTGCTCAGAGCGGTTCAGGCACGATGGAAGCGTCGTGCGAACCTGCAAAATACGGTTTCACTGACGCTGGAAAGTCCTTTACGTCAACCGCGCAAGGAACCTGGAAAGTTACTGGTTCATGGACTCAATCTGGGATCACCTACGTATGGGTTGACCTGATTTCACAAAATAACAACTACACCGGTGCCATCAAGATAACGAATGGTGGCACAGCTACTTGGAACGGTGTTTACGCGGAAACTTACCGCCTGTTGGTTAAATCCGATCAAACGCCTGACTGCAATGGAATCCTTCTTGGCAATGGTAACTTCAAATTTACTTATATCGTCACGTACCCATAATGGAATTTTTTCTTAATTGAAATTTGTAAGGGCTAGAGAACTAAACGATTCTCAGTTTCCTATTTCCTCGTGTGCCCGTCTTGATTCTTCAAGCGGGCACACGCTGTATAAAACCGTAACTAATGATTCACACTGAGTAGCGAGCCTGTTTTAATGACAATTTACACCAAATATTGTTTGAAGAAAACTCCAAGATTTGCCCTCGCATCACTATGTATCGCTGCTCTGACTGGTTGTTCGTACACCAGCGCATATCCACATTCGGACGCGCTCAGTATTGATGTATCTCCGCTTAGTGAGTACCGCATATTCGCTACTGGCTTCGTAGGGACACCTGAAGAACAACACCGGAAAGGCCTCGAAATAGAGCGCCGAATTGACGAATTCATCGCGCAATGCATGCATGATCATGGGTTTGAATATACGGCGCGAGTATGGGATGAACTCGGAAACGTCACCATGTCATTTCCAGAGAATCTCTCCGAATCAGAACTTGAAGCCTGGTTTGAGGCGTATTGGGGGCCACCTCAGTTAGATGAAAGTCCTGAACCATCTGGCTGCAGCGGGAGAGCTCAACTTTCTGTCTCTCAAGTACTAAATCTTGGGAGTTCTGATGAATTTTCACCTTTGTTCGAAGCTATTGACCGATTTGATCGAGAACTGTGGGAAAATGACCAAATACGCAACCTTAATAATGAATGGGCCGATTGCATGAGTGACGCCGGGTATCTGAATATGCAACAACCAGATACGATTCAAAATCAAGAAGAAGCCATCAGTCCTCGTGATATCGTAGACCTCACTTGTCAAACAAATTTGAATTATGTTGAGCGGCTAACAGAAATCATTTTCCGCGCTGAAGCACAGTTTGTTAATGACCACCGAACGGAGCTTCTGGCGCTGAGGAACGCGGCTGAACAACGATAGTTAGTGAGTTAGGCGAACCTTTTATTCCAAATAATATAATAGCTATTTACCACCTAGCCCCTCTTTATCGTTTTAAACGGATTTAAGGAAAAATCACCAACATCCCCATAATATAATAGCCCCCTCGGCCAATTATTCCTGAGTAACTGACTAAGGGAGGTTCAATTATGTCCAGTTCTGATATTGGCCTGAAAATTGGGGTCGAGGGTGACGTTCAGTTCAAGAAGTCCCTGGCCGACATTAACTCAGCATTCAAAGTACTGGGTTCGGAAATGAAGCTGGTGGCGAGCCAGTTCGATAAGACCGATAAATCTGCTGGGGCGCTTACCTCTCGTAACGAGGTGCTGTCTAAGGCCATTGAGCAGCAGAAGCAAAAAGTCAGCACGCTGGAAGATGCCCTCAAAAATGCGTCCGAGAGTTTTGGTGAGAACGATAAGCGTACCCAAGCGTGGGCTGTGCAACTCAACAATGCCAAAGCTGAACTCAATGGCATGGAGCGCGAACTTGGCGATAACGAAAAAGCCCTGGATGACCTTGGCACCGAAACCGGCGAAGCCGCAGATGCCACCGAGGATTTGGGCGACCAGCTAGAAGAAACCTCCGAAGAGGCAGAAAAGTCCGGCAGCCGGTTTGAGAAGCTCGGCAAAGTCCTGGCCACCATCGGTAAAGCAATGGGAGCGGTCTGCGTAGCAGCCGGGGCTGCCGCCCTGAAACTCGGCAAAGACGTAGTTAGCGCGTATTCGGATTACGAGCAGTTGGTCGGCGGCGTAGACACCCTCTTTGGGGCAGCCTCCCGCACCGTGCAAGATTTCGCGGCCAACGCGTTTAAGACCGCCGGGATGAGCGCCAACGAGTACATGGAAACCGTCACCGGCTTCAGCGCCAGCCTCATCCAATCTTTAGGTGGGGATACCGCTAAGGCGGCGCAGGTGGCTGACATGGCGATTACCGATATGGCTGATAACGCCAACAAAATGGGCAGCAACATCGGGGATATCCAAAACGCCTACCAAGGGTTCGCTAAACAAAACTACACAATGCTGGATAACTTGAAGCTCGGTTATGGTGGCACAAAATCCGAAATGGAACGGCTGCTAAAAGACGCTGAGAAGTTTTCCGGCGTCAAATACGATATCAAATCATATGCTGATGTGGCCGAGGCAATCCATGTGGTGCAAACCCAACTCGGCATCACCGGCACTACCGCTAAAGAAGCCGCAGACACCATCCAAGGCAGCATCGGCGGGCTAAAGTCCGCTTACGGGAACCTGCTAATTGGCCTCGGCGACGCCAACGCGGACATCACGATGTTGATGGGGAATCTGGTTGAGCAATTCGGCAACGTAGTCAAAAACATCGTCCCCGTAATCCAAAACATCGTTAAAGCCCTACCACCCGCACTCGATGGGATATTGGATGCCGTAGCCCAGTTGCTGCCTCCCTTGTTGGCGACGGTGGTTGACCTGTTCACCCAAGTCCTAGCCACAATCCTGAAACTGGTACCCACCCTAATCCCAGCCGTGGTGCAAGCGGTGATGACTATCGTGGGCGCCATCATCGACAACCTGCCACTACTAGTGGGCGCAGCGGTGCAGTTAGTGGCCGCATTGGTGACCGGCATCGGCGACGCGCTACCGCAACTGGTACCCGCTGCCGTAACCGCCGTGATGACCATCGTCCAAGGGCTAATTGCGAACCTACCTTTGCTGCTCGATGCCGCCTTGAAGCTGGTTTTGGGTTTGGCTGGTGGGTTGCTTAAAGCCTTGCCGCAACTAATCTCGGCATTGCCCGCGATTATTAAGGCCATTGTGGATTTCATTGTGGGTGCAATTCCGCAAATCATTGATGCCGGGATTCAACTGATAACCGCGTTGATAACCGACCTGCCAGATATCATTACCGCCATCGTGGCCGCCATTCCACAAATAGTTACGACGTTGGTGACCGGCATTTTGGGTTCCATTCCGAAACTAATCGATGCCGGGGTGAAGCTGCTAATTGCGTTAATTCAGAATTTGCCGCTAATCATCACCACAGTTGTTACGGCAATTCCAAAGATTGTCACTTCGCTGGTGGCGGCGATTATTGGCAGCATTCCGCAACTGATAATGGCCGGAGTGCAACTCCTAGTTGCTTTGATAAAGAACCTGCCCTACATCATCGCCCAAATTGTGATGGCGGTTCCGCAAATTGTGGCGGCATTGGTCAAGGGGTTTGCTTCCAACATCGGCCAAATGGTGCAAGTCGGCACCAGCCTTATCAAAGGCTTGTGGCAAGGAATCAACGATGCCGGAGCCTGGCTCTGGGGCCAAATCTCAGGTTTCTTCGGCGGCGTGGTCTCCAAAATCAAGGGCTTCTTTGGCATCCACTCGCCATCCACCTTGTTCGCAGGGTTGGGTGACAACATGGCTGCTGGCCTCGGCCTCGGCTTTGCCAAGCAGATGGAGCAAGTCGGTGAGGATATGCAAAACGCTATCCCTACCGACTTCGACCTACCCGGCATCAACGTCACCAAAGCTGGCAACTTGGCTAGCGGCGCTGGTACTGGTGGGCCAATCGTGACCGTGCAGCAAATGATTGTCCGCAGCGAAGATGATATCCGCCGGATCAGTCAGGAACTGTACAACCTAATGCAAACTGGCTCCCGCGCCCAAGGCCGCTTCAGCCCCGCCTAGCTGCTCGTGAAAGGTAGCTTAGGCGCCGACAGCAGTTCGAGAGCGTTTGCCGGGTAAGTTTCGTATTCCTCTAGTTTGGAGATGGGGAGCCAGTCAAAAGTTACGGGCGAGCCGCGTTCAACAGATGGGCCAGCAACTGGAATTTGATTGTGGGGTAAGGAATCGGCATCGACCTCAAAATAGAGGCAAACGCTCTGCCAATTCACGCCCCGCCATTCGAAAGCATCTTCGCTCACGAACAGCAGCGGGCCAACCCTGATTTCGACCCCAAGTTCCTCGTTCAGTTCCCTCTTCAAAGATTGAGCCGCAGTTTCGCCGAGTTGCACATGACCACCGGGAAATGCCCAACCGGACTCGCCATCAGTTTGCATTAGGACTTTTCCGTTGCTTTTCCAGATGCCAGCGGCGCGGAACAGAAATCCGTTATCGCCATTCACAATCCGGATATCCGCGCTCATTTGGGAAACGTTACCAGCAGTTAGGAGGTGACTGGAATGGGATTCACTTTCAATGGCACTACCTCCCAGCAGATGGGGGTTAAGGCACGGCTGGTTAACTGGGTGGCCAGCCCGCCGTTGCGTAATAGCTTTGTGCAGATTCCGGGTAAGGCAGGGGTGGCTGACTTCGGCTGCGATAGTGCCGAGCGGGTTATCACCGTCAAGTGCAAC